CCGAATGTGTTTTTAAATCCGACAAGAAATTCTGCTAACTCTTCATCCGACATATTCCTTATCCTGTCGGCATTGGTCTGTTTACTGTCGCATCTGCAGCAAGGCTCATTATCTCTTGAGTTGCTGTTGTGCTGGCAATTGCAGTCGTGTGTCTTTTCCTTTGTGGCTAAGTCAAGGTAATATTTCAAATCTTTTATCAAACTGATAGTTCCGTAGAGTTGTTTTCCCTCAAGCATTCCAACAACTTCTGATATTCTTCTATCAAAATCACGCTTGTTTACACTTTCAAGAAGCTTACTCATTTTCTCCACCTCTCAATTCTTTCAGTTTTGCTTCTGCTTCCTCGTATGAAAGAAAAACAGTTTTGCCTATCTCACTTACCGGAATACAAAATGGCTCATCGTTATTAAAAAGTCGAACCGGTAATGCTTGTGACGCGTAAATGTATGTTTCATCTCCATCATACCCAAAATAACGAACTCTCCTCATGCTGATAATATCTTCCGGTGTCTCTCCGGCTTCTAATCTGCATTCTACACATTCGCGATAAAATTCATAGATTTTATCTCCTTTGTTACATGGGAAAATAATCATTCTGCCCTGTTTCTCTGCATCCTCGTAATCCGCTAACTTCTCCATTGCGCAATAACCTTCTTCGCAGTTGGAATAATATGAATTAGGTTTTTCGCCATAGCACGAATACAAGGTTTTTAAGGATTCTTTCTCGTAATTCTCTTTTACCAAGATTCCAACCGCTGTTCGCTCTGTTAATCTCTCCATGTCTATTCCTCACTTTCTGCCAGCTTTGCCATTTTCCATCTGGTCATATCGTCACTACAGGGCACACTCCACGATGTTGCACCATCTGCCCATGCGTACAACATTCCGTTCTCGTATTTTGCGAAATATCTCCGATTCCAGTTGCCACATTCGCAATCTTTTACCAAAATCGGCGTATCGACTGCAACCTTATTCCAATCAACAGGCGGCTCAACATACCCCGAATTAAGCCATTCGCGGAAATTATACGCACTACCTTTGCACGAATCTGATTCATAAAAATCGCACTCTTCACATTTAATTTCTTCGCAAATTGCAGGCTTTCCATTTTTTAATCCAAACACAGCTGTGTTTGTCGCAAGTTCTATAATCTCATCTCCGTATTTTTCTTTATTTGTCATATTATTAAACCTCCAAATCACATACAAACTTAATCTCATCAGCTAACGTTTCAGCTATCATAGGAACCGTCAACTGAAACTGCTTGTAATTAGCTAACGTATCAATATAATCAACAAACTTATCCGAAAACTCCTGCAGCTGCTTAACAGACAGCTTAAATTCCTTTTTTAGAATCGTAAGCGTGAGTGCAAAATAGTTAAACAATGACGCACTGGAAAGTCTGTAGGCTTCTCGCTCGATGCAGAATCCTTTCTTTGCGTACAAGATCATAAGCTGTCTTTGTGGCACACTTCTCACTTTCTCTTGAACGTCAATTTCATATTTCTGTTTCAGCATTGCGGATAAATCTTTCCCATTCTCACCACCGGCAGACGCGACATCTAAATACTGTTTCAATAATTCCTGCAATCGTACAATGCGTTTCTGCCCGAATCCGAATTTGTCGTGCAAGATAATGTAGCCGATCACAACAAACTCTTTGTATGATCTTGTGATAACTGCATCAGAATTTCGTTTTTCGAAACTATTTCTGCCAATAATCTTCGTGTCCTGCTTTGTAAAAAACAGATTTTTATTACTTTTTCTCTTTAATGCATTGCTCATACCTGTGAATACCTCCGATTCAGATTTTCCCACTGCTTGTACGTCTTTTTCGTAAATGGGTAAATTTTTGATTTCCGAAAGACTCTTTCGCACCGATCGTCAAGCATTTGAACATACCAGTTTTTGTATGTTTTATCCTTGGAATTCGCAACTTGACCGATTTGAATATGTCTTGGCAACCCGATCACCATTCTTACCTCGTTGCTTTTCACCCGGTTGTATACTTGCCCTGTTTTGAGATTAACAATCTCATACAATCTTTGTTCCGACATTTTTGCCCTTTCTGTATGTAATTTCCAACCATGCAAAATGGCTCAATACAAGCTGTCTTGCACGTTCTTCAATTTCCATACCTTTGTATTTGTTTATCAGTTCTTCCCCGGCTTTCATCACTTCCTGCCACCATGCATCGTCATTATCCGGCGCGTAGTAGTCTTGAATAAACTTCCAATAATCCATGAATACTTGCCATTCTTCCGAACCCTTTTCGATCTTTGCACTTGCCATAGTCGCTACCTCTAAAATGGACAATCGCCATTGTATGGTTTAAATCCGTCCCCTCGTTCTTTCTTTTTTATTTCCGCAACAACATCATCAAACGGTTTTTCGATTTCAACAAACTTCATGTGATCTCCATCAAACTCCATTGCTTCGCGCATCGTCATTCCCTGTCTGTTCTTTTCGATTTTTGCACCCTTGGCTCCCTTGTCATTGTCTGACAAATTCCACAGCATAATTATGTTTGACGCATCCTGTTCGATTGCTCCAGATTCCCTCAACTCTGCCATGGTAGGCTCTTTTGTATCTCTGCTTTCGGAAGCTCTTGTTATCTGTGAAAGTGCTATCACATGTGTATTTAAGTCTCTTGCAACCGATTTTAAACCTCTTGAAATTGATGCTACTTCTTCATTTCTTCCGGAATATCTGTTATCTGGCATAAGCAATTGCAGATAGTCAACAACGATAACGTCAAAGTTTTGGTGCCTGCATTCCGACTTTATCTCTCTCGGAGATACAGTGCCGGACGCAACCCATAATTGATAATTACTCATTTCTTCATTTGCTCGGTTAAATTTTTCCTGTTCATCACCAAGAAACGCTTTTGCCCTTCTGATTCTCGTTAAGCCGATTTCCGCAAGTCTTGAAATAAATCGCTCATACACCTGTTTATCGATCATCTCCAAGTTGAAATATGCGACTTTAAGTCCTTTTTTTGCCATATTCCCAATAATCTGCGTTGTGAGTGCGGATTTTCCAACTGCCGGTCTTGCGGCAATTACTGTTACGTCACCGCGTTCAAGATCTCCAAGTGCATCATCAAGTTGCGATAACCCGATTTTTATACCACCCTCTCCAACACTTTCGTTGAAATATTTGTCTTTATTCTCAACTGCAATCTGCTTCATTGGTTTTAGCTTTACTTCTTTTCCCTCTTGCAAATGTTCAAGTCTTGTAAGAAGATCGCTGATTGTATCATCAATGTCGCATGGTTTTAAACTGGATTTCTGGTACATTTCCCGAACCATTCTCGCCTTGTATTCTTTCGCAACCGCATCGGCATAACTTTTAACCATAGTTGAAGTGATTGTTCCCGAAATACAGGATTTCATCAATTCGCTGATCTTCTCCTGTGTGTATTTGTGATTTTCAAGCGCCATTGATAACGACATTGGGTCGATACTTTCATTCCGGTCATACATTGCAAGCATTTCCTTGTATGTGTCCTGTGCAAAATCCGAACTAAACATTTCCGGTTTCAGCGTTCTCCAGATGCTATTTAGCACGTCATTGTCAATCAATACGCACCCTATTACTCCGAATTCTGCTTCTGTCAAATGCAATCACCTCGTTTCTCTGCGATCTGCAACCAATAGTCGCAATCATTTTTCAGCCAATCAACATATTTTGGAATGTACCGAAAATCCGTATCATCTGGATTCTTTTCTTGATAGTCACTCAAATATGCTTCTGTGGCTTTGTATAACAGCCGTGCAATGTCCGGTTGGTTATCTTCGATAACTTCTAACACTTTATCCATCCAAGCCGTTTTAGAGGTACTGTACGCTGTTTTCTTGGGGTATATATCAAAAGTCTTTTTCCAAGCATCGTCAAAATCAAACAAATCTCCGGAATCGGGCGACAACGAATTTTCTTTTATATTTTCTTTCTCTTTATCTTCTTCTTTTTCTTCTTCTTTATCTGAAACAGCGACGTCAGACGATTTATCGAGCGATTTTTGCTCAATTAGGTTCTTTTGCTTCTTTCTCCGTTTCTGCTGATAAAGCCTGTCACGTTCCTTTTTCTTCTCATAAGCGTCAAGTGTTTGATGCTTATTCCAATTAGGAATCGTTATCACGTTGTCAACAACTTCAATCATTCCAAATTCTTCAAAGGTTTTAAGTGCAAGTCTTACCGTGTTCAAATCTCTGCGAAAAATGGTGGCAAGCATTTCATCCGTGAACGGCAACTTGTTGCTCATCATAAACACACCGTTGTTATTCTGTTTCCCTGCAAGAATGAGAAGTTTGAACCAAATCGTAATGATGCTATCCGCACTCGGCATACTCTCAATCAGCAGAATCTTTTCATCATCAAAAACATCTGTCGTGATTTTAATCCACTTGACTTCTGCCATTTAATCACTCTCCTCATATGTATTTTCAGAAATCAAAGCCATAAACTTCTCATACTGTTTTTCAGAAACTTTGTTACCCTGTTTCTCCGGCTTTAAGCGGATTTCAAGGTGCTTTTCAGCAATATGAGATAATTCCCTTGCAAGGTTGATTCTTCCTTGTTTAAGACCGTCTCTGTAGCCTTTTGCAGGTTTAAATTCGTTTATCTTTTCTTTTCCTGTACCTTGACCGCCAGCCGTTTTGTTGTAACGGCATTGATAACCTTTCTTTGTATATTCCAAAATCCAATATTGTTCCATTTCATCAAGTTTCTCTCTCGGATAATGGATAAAATTCAATTTCCACCCATACGGATTTTCTTCACTATAAAATCCTCTTTTTTTAATCGAAAGATCTATGTGCTGAAAACCGGATAAATGTGAAATATTTCTCTCTAAGCAGTCAACGCTCTGTCCAATATAAAAGTAAGATATACCGTTTTCATCAGTCCTCGTGTAGAAATAAATTCCGCTCTGATTTTTCATTTCCGGACAAATGCTTAATATCCGTTTCTCGTTGTTCTTTTTTATTGCATATAGCTGCTTATAATTTACATTCGGCATCCAATCACTTCCTCTCCAATGGCTTCATGCTCATTTGAGCCACAAATTTTCCGTAACTCATGCCAGAAGCGCGTGCCATATGATTCACAGCCTTTATTTCATCATCCTTTTTCTTTGGATTTCTCAATCGTTCTTTAACTTCATTGCCGATGCAGTCTTGGCAATCAACTTTGCGTTCATCTATCGTCATAAACAGCCTGCCACATTTCGGGCATATTCTTGTATACACAATTCTTCCAGCCTTTTTAAAATTTCTAAACTGCGCAAATCTTTTGGCGCATTTTGGTCTACAGTATTTTTGATCTGGTCGCTTCGGCTCAAATTCAGCCATACAGTATTCACATAATTTCAATTTTTACCTCCAATCTTTTGTAAGGGCGGCACGGTAAACGCACCGCCAAGACATGGCTTTCAATAAGGTTTGTGATAACTATTCGCCAAACAAGATAGTTTCTTTTAGGCTTTCGCCAAGGTGTTTCAACCTAATGTTTGTTCTTCTAACTCTTCAAGTGATTTAAAATACTCACTGCCTTTGATTTCGTTGAATCCCTCTTGTTCCGGTGTAATGTCATCATATCTTGACGCATACATTCTCAAATACATTTTCCCGTTGTATTCGAATATCGAAACCGAGTAACCGCCCATATGCAATTCTCTGAAATAATCTCCCACTCTAATCGGATGATTATTGATTACAATGTTTCTCTCGATACATAAGTTCTGGAACTCTTTCAGTGTCTTACTATTCGCTCTAAACTTCCGCATCATCACATCCGAATCACGAAACAGCTTGACGGGCTTTAATAATACACTTCCGAATTTCTGATTGTTTTCTTTGCAAGACTCGATATACAATCGAATCTCGCCCTTTTGAAAATCTTTAAAAGGTTCATTGATCGCGCCATCACCGCAAATTTGATAGCATTCGCCGGCAATCCCTTTCTTGTCAAAGAACTCATTTATTAGTTTCCGTCTTTCCTCTGAATGCTTTTTAAAATCTCTAATCTCTTTCAAAAACCGCTCATTGGATACGATATAAAATTTCTCCATGCTTTCTCCTTTCAGAACGGACAAAGGTTCATATCAACCTCTAGCCCTTTTTCTGCAACATAAACATTCGCTCCATATTCAATTGTTTCTTTCGTTCGTTGTAGGAATAACGCGGGATTTCCGCTTGTGTCCGATAAGTGTATTAAAACGACATTTCGTAAAGCTGGGTTGTCGTTCTTCTGAATAAATTTAATTGCCGTATCAAGGCTCATATGACCTCGCAAACGGTGTTCATAGTTCGGCTCATTCCGGTCTACCAAGTCCATACTATAATTAGCTTCAACCATGATATGCTCAATGTTCAGCTTTGAAAAATTGTACTTGCAATATTCCAAGTCAGTCAAGAACAATAACTGCCCCATTTCCTCATGCTTGATTAAATAGCCGTAGCACTCGATTTCTGTGTCATGCGGTACATTGAAGGGTGTTACCGTAAAACTGCCGATTTGCCGTGTTCTGCGTGGTGAAATGGCTATTGTACGTTCTCCGGTTATGGCTTCAAGTGCGGTCTGCGTTTCAAAAGCCGTGTAAACCGGAATACCAGATCTCATGAAATCCTTTATGTAGCGTGCATGGTCTCCGTGTTCGTGACTCACAATGCATCCGGAAACATTTGCTATTTTCCAATCAATCATTTTCTTAAAATCAAGAAATTTGCATCCGGCTTCGATTGCAAGAATCTCGCCACTGCTGCTGATTAAAGCGTAACTGTTGCCTGCCGATGATGAACCGCAACATCGCATAAGCATTTAAACCACCTCACTTTCTTAATACAAATACTTGAGAATCTGGTATAAAAACTGACCGAATATCATAAGAATCCACATAACTGGGATGAATACATCACTTTTCCAAACTTCCTCTCGCCGAATTTTCTTGTAAATATGAAATCCAATCACCCAAACAAGCCAAGGAATAAATGCTATTAGTCTGAATAATACTTTTCCCATACCCTACTCCAATTCTTCCTCTGCCGGAAATTGAAAATATTCTGTTGTAGCTTTCTTAAATTGTTCCTCGCTCAAAATACTCCCTACTTCTTCAAAACACTTTGAACCAGCTGTGCAATGATAAAACACATTATTTTCATACGCAATTCTAAGCATTTTCATAGCCTTCTTTGCTTTTTCTTCGGTGGAATATTCAGCAATTTGCATGTCATCAGTAAGTTGCTCCACACCTGTTAAGTTTTTGTTCAGAAAATAAATCCTTAACTTGAATCTCTGAATAATCACCTCTTCGTATGGCATATCAATCGCCCCGTCCTGTGATATAACTCTCATGGCAACCTCCTATCTGAAAAACAGAAACCACGCCAGCGCCGCGAATGAATCAGCAATCGCAAGCAGAAATACAATGACAGTCACCCATCTTCCGAATGTCATTTTAATTTTCTTGCCAACGGCAGCCGCAACCTTTTCTTCTAATGTGACATTCGCCCCGACAAAAAATCTCACAATCAAAAATGCTACCCACAACAGAACTGCTAATTTTACAAAAATCATTCTTCATATCCTCCTAATCTTTCATGAAATCCGGCACATTCTCGTCATTCTCTGCCGGTTCAACAACTTCCGCTTCGACTGTTGCACCGACAGCTCTCTCAACACCATCTTTCACGGATTCCTTTGCTTCTGCATCTGCAACAATGAAGTCCTCTGAATTGGCATTTTCGGCAATCTCTTCCTGCGTCTGCTGATATGTTTCATCCATCTGTATAAGTGACTGTGTAGCCATAGCGTTAAGGTCTTTCGGGTGTTTCTTGATTGCATTATTACGCATCTTACGCACAATCATAGCTTCGGAAGTTTCTCTCCACGCCGCGCTCATATAAGGTCTTGCCACTTCACAAGCAAGCATTTCTTCCAATGTCTTGCATCCGAGAAGTGCACTGATAATCTCGTCCTTTTTAGCCTTAATTTCAGCCTTTTGCTTGTCGGTTGCCTTGCGCTTATTCTCGCAAATTCCAAACGTTTCATTCAAAAGATTGTTGCGCACATGAGCCATAAGGTTTCCTTTTACACCTTCACGTTCCGCAATCATGTATTCAATCTTTCCACCGTCCATCTCGACCGGGTAAACTACACGGATTACTTTCTGCGACAATCCTTTTTCTTCCCACTCCGGCGGCGTAACTTCAACACCTCTGTGCTTCGGATATGTAAATTCATCCCCTTCTTTCACAAGCCATACCGGATAGACCTTTTTAACACCAACACCAAAATTACGGAGAAGTGCATCGTTTCCGTCTCCCTCAATACCCATTTCAACCTCTTTATACCAATTTCCATTGGCATCCTGCTTATTTCTCAACTGGAAATAACACTCTCTCGGTACTGCATTTGCATTAAGTTTAAGGCTGGAAACCTGCCCGATAACCTGCCGCAAATTAGAACCATTCAGATTTTCCATAGCTGCCTTATTTGATGCAACAAGGTTGTAAATCGCACTCATTGATGCCATAACACACTGTTTTGAATAATCATCAAATACAAGACCATGTTCCTCGAAATCTCGCTCCATAAGTCCGGTGTACTGGTTTGCGTAGAACGAAAGCCTTGTATTCATTTCCTGCTTAACTGCTACTTCCTGTTTCTTTGCTTCTGCCATAATTATTTATTCCTCGCTTTCTCCGGCATCTACCGGCTCTTCATACTTTTTCACAACCGCCACCTTATCAGCACCGTAGGTCTCCACCCACTTCATATCCACGATTTCATCTGTAACTGCCAGCTTTGCACACTTAGCATTTACAACCGTGTCCCCGGCTTTTACGGAATCCTTGATGCGGTATGTATAGCTTCTGGTGCTGTTTGGGAATTTTGCTTTGATATACTGCATTTATCTATAACCTCTCTTTCTATAACGTATCTTGATAGAAAATTTCTTTATCTTTTGCGAATATAATTGGATGACCATAATAGCCGTTATGCGCATTGTAGACTGCGAATTGTAATGTGCCTTTATCTGTTTCAAAGTCGACAAACTGAATACCGCCGCAATCTTCGTAATAGCCGGATTCATCTACCTTTTTCTTATTAAGAGCCTTATCTGTAAGATTTACTGCTCTTAATTCTGAACCTATAAACTCCTGTTCATCATCATTTAAGTAGAAATATCCCCAGCTTTCACAACAACATTGTCCATTGTCAATCAGCAAAAGAAATTCATGCTTATCCGTTTTGACTTTGTACCCATCATAAGATGCACCGCCCATTAAACAGCTCATTATCTGCATGATGCCAAGCCTAGACCCATTGCTACCATTTAACGAACCGGTATTTTCTAAAGATACATTCGTTATTTCTTCGATGCTTAAAATTTTCCCTAACGTTTCCATCCTACACGCCCTCCACTTTCAACTGCTTGTCCTCTGAAACACTCAAAAGAATTAACTGTGCATCCATATCCGGCACATTAAACTCATTCAGCGATTCCGCATTATCAACAAAAATCGGTACGCTCACGCCATATAACTCACTAAGAGAACGGATAATATCAAGTCCGGCTACGATTCTGTGCCCACTATTCAAAGTCGAATACGGTACGCCATTCACGGTACACTCACAGCAATCTTTCATACCGCCATTTAACTGCATTTCAAAGAGTTTGAAATTTACGGTCTTGAAATGGCTGTTTATAGATTCAGAAACCTTATCCAGTTTGAAACGAATGAACTCTTCCAAGAGGTAAAGCATCTGTTCCTGGTCGGCAACTTTCTGCCCGATTTCTCTCTGTTCGTCACGAAGCGTTTCGATACGATCATCAATCGCCACATTGTTAGCCGCCTGTGCGATAATCTTATTTACTTCATCAAGCTGGCTCTTTAATTTTGCTTTATCAGCTTTTGCGTACTCAGCCACCTTATCTTTGCCCTTGGATTCTAACTCTGCAATATCAGCAAGCAATTTATCCCGTTTAGCCTTTAACTTGACATATTCAGCGTTCTGCATATAATCAGCGTAAGCCGGAATCTTAGAAATCTGTTCGTAAAATCCCTTGATAATATCAATTTCTTCCGTTTCATGCAATTTCAAGGTGTTAATTGTGTTTTCTAATTCCTTGTTATTCTTGGTCAGATTCTTAATCATTTCAGCACACGCATTTCCATCATCAACAATCATGGCAAGTGTTTTCGCGTGTTCTTCATTAAATATTTCGATTGCATCTGCCTTTCTCTGCGAAAAATCGGCTCTTAAAGACTCTATTTTATCTTCCGGCAATCTTTGTCCGCATAACGAACAAACCGTTGTGGATACGTCAAATATCCACTTAGAATCGTCAAACTTCTTTTCCTTTTCCTCTTTGTACCTTTTCACAAGGTCGGATTTCTTAAGAGTCTGTTCAGAAATTGATTTCTTACTTCTTTCAATGGAATCCTGCGCTTTTCTGATTGATGAACGAACATCCTCTAACTTCCGTTCGCGGTCATATTTGTGATTTTCAATCTCATGTTTCTTGCTTGAAAGCTCATTATCCATGGTCTGCGCGATAGCGGACATTTCAAACTGACAATGCATTTCTTCGCTGCGCATTTCGTCAATACGCACATCGGATTTCGCCATTAAATCTTCAAGTGCTTCAATCTTTCTCTCCAAATCGGCTTTCAACAACTCCTGCTCTGCCACATCTACATCAACCTTGGATTTCTCTGCTTCGTCAATACGAACCGGAATTTCAGCCTGTTTCTTCTTCCATTCAGATAATGCCTTGGAAAACTTGGCACGAATATCATCCGTAGACGGTGCTTTTTCCAATTCATCAATCAGCGGTGCATACTTGGCATCGGTCTGTGCCAGTTCCACATCGGAAACATCTGCAACAAGTTTCATTAGAATGTCTCTCTGTTCTTTCCATTTCAGAGAAGAAAAATACTGCGGATTGGTCAGCATCTTAAACATTTCCTCACTCTGCGCCAAACCGGAAATATAAGTCTTAAATTCAGCTTCACTCTTCGGATAACCGTCAATCTCAAACGAATTGACATTTCCCTGCAAAGTCACGGTATCGGTGCCACGCTTCTTAACCCAATTCTGCTTCTGAACCTTGGAAAGTTCCACTTCTTTGCCATCAACTTCAATAACTCCCGCAACCTTTATTTCCACGTTATCAATGCGCTTTCCGTCCTTGTCCAATGGTCTGACATTGAATTTTTCCTCTCCGGCACTGTTCTTGTTAAAAAACAACCATGAAAATATGTCAAAAATCGTGGTCTTTCCGGACGCGTTCTGTCCGCTAATCTTTGTCTTTTTCTCCCCAAATTTAATGTCAATGCTCTTAATGCCCTTGAAGTTCTCCCCATGTAACGATTTTAAAATCATTCGCATTATTACACCCCCACGATTCCTTTTATTGACAACTCATATGTAACTTTTTCCACAACGTGACCATCTTTACACGTTTTCTTGTATCTCCGGCTCTGTAATCTGCCGTATGTGCTTACCTTATCGCCTAAAGCAAGTGAGTCCGTATACTCCGCACACTTTCCCCATACGATGCAGGTGATCAAATCCTCTTTTCCGTTTTCTCTTACGTTTTTGAGTTTCAAATCACAGATTTTGCGACCAAGTGGTGTTTCTCTAAGTTGCTTTTCCTCGATAATTCCATCAAGGCTTACTTCATTCAAAGGGCTATCATCCTCTGGCTTCGTGATTGTATCCGCCATAACATATGTAAGATTTGCTTTCCCAGACCCTGTTTTTACGTGCCGGGTAATCATCTTCCCACTGACGCATACCGTTCCGCTGATTCCTGTATCGCTGATTTCTTCATCAAACAGTACCGGAAGTATATCTGCAACACCGCTTCTTCTTTCAACTCCGATGAAAAATTTATAAAATTTCTTACCGCTTGACGTTGTATGGCTTTCTCTTGGTGCTGATACAACATCACCGATCAGTGTTATTCTGTTCTCCATTTCTTCTCCTTCCTATTTCTCTGTCAAGAACCTTTTCAAAATTCTCTTTATCATTCTGTTTCTTTCGTTTCCCTGCCAAAAGTTCAGCAAGCATACGCTTTTCTTTCGTGGAACATCTCGTGCCACTTATATACACAACGTCTACCATTCATCCTCTCTCATTCTGCGTTTTCTCTTGATTCGCTTGTCAAGTTCGGCTCTCTTCCTGTCTACTTCCGACCAGTAATACATGATTGCAGCAATTACTGCCCCTACTACGAATTTAATAGCCGACATATTCCCGACTGTGCCCTCACTATCCATATAGCACGCGGCAACTAAGGAATACTCCATTGCAACCGCACCTATTATGAATTGGATTACTTTTTTCATTCATGCTCCTTTCAGAAACTTGTTTACAAAGTAAACCTGTCCTTTTCCGGTAACTTTCGTTGTCTTTGTGATTCTTACGGAACCGTCCGGATTCTGAATGTTGCTTTCCTTAACCTCAAACAATCCCTGTTCAACATATCTCTGTTTTGGCATATTCCTAGAATTGCCGCTTTTAATAAGGAAGTTATTCTCTCGTAACCACTCAAACAACCGCTTCTGTCCTATCTGCACACCGTTCTGACAAATAAGCTTTGCTAAATCTCCTATAAGGATTGATGTATGGCTCGCTGATACCGCATCAGCGAAAATCTCTTTAGGTATCATCCCTTGTATACGCGAGTCTTGCATGGCAATAATGTTGTTCTTTTCGTCAATCTTTCGTTGTGCCACCATAAGCGCCTTGGAAAGCAACTCTTCATCAGACAAGGTTTCCTGCCCTGCTATGTAACCGCCATTCTTTCTGATTGACGGAAGGACTTCATGCGTAATCCACCTTTTGAAATCCTTGGCTTCTCTTTTTCTGCTTGCAAGTACCAATGAGTAAAGACCGTATTCGTTTACACAGTTTGTCTCTCCACCAGATAACCCTAAATTGAATTTAGCCTTTTCATCATCGTCAATTCTTTGCATAGCCATTGTTGGGTTTGACAAATCTAACGACCTGCATATGTCACTTGCAACAAACCAAGGTTCATCATCTTTTGTAATTGTCCGAATCTCTCCAAACTCTTCATTATTGAAAATCCGTAATACGCCCATAACTTTCCTTTCTGTGGTATAATTCCCTTATCATCAAATAAGGGAGGTGATGCAATTTGAAATACTTTTTGTTTTGCGATTTTTCTACAATATCCTGCGACCGAGAAAAGATGGCAAAGATATTAGCCGAAAATGAAATAACGTTCGCAAATATAAATAATTTCTGTTGGGAACTAAATGTTCCTGAAACGTTTGGCAATCCGCTATGCGACACAACAGCAGAATCTATTCACTGTCTGTTTTATCAGTACACTCACAAGAACTCTCTTCTTCTTGTGGTAAAAGCAAATGAATATTTTCCAAACGGAGATTAGGATATAATCTCTTTGTTTCTTCATATACGGTTTTGGTTTTCAGCCACTTCCGCATATGGAGAACCTGCTCCATGACATCCATATCGTGAATATCCACTTTGTTTAAAATCTTCTGCAATTCCTTTTCCATTCCATTAAAATAAGAAACCGGAACAACAACCAAATCATTTACGGATTTAATTTCTTTCATTTCTTCCTCTCCTTTCTGCTCAAAATCTTTATTCTTTGCGATCAATTAACTCGGCTACATCAATTCCTAGTATTTCGGAAACCCTTACAACTTTGTCAAACGAAGGGCTAATCTCTCCCCATTTGCAAATACTGCCCTGCGAAATATTAGCCATCATTTCTAGTTTTCTGATTGGAATTCCCTTTTCCTTACTGAACCGTTTGATTTTTTCGTACAAGTTAAAACCTCCCTTCCTTTTCTTTAAGTTCTGAAAAAATCGCACATATATGTTGACTATTCTCTGAAAATATTCTATAATTTGAGTTGCGAGCAAAAATCATAGAAATTAATTACGGCATGCGAATGTCGCTATTTTGTTGCGATTTTTTCAGAACCTTTAAGTATATTATACGCGATATATTCAGAATGTCAATAATTATTTTTGCGATTTTTTCAGAATTTTATTTTGTGGAGAAAATCAAATGACATTAAAAGAAAGAGTTAAAGAATTGTGCGATGAAAACGGTGTAAAAAGCTACCAATTAGAGGAGTATTGCGGATTTGCAAAGGGATATTTGAGCAAGCTGGATCATCCAAATGTGGACAAAGTAAATGCAATAGCTGAATATTTTGGTGTTTCTCTTGACTATCTCGTAAATGGTAAAGAAGACAGATTGGAAAAATATGCAAATATGTCAGCAAAATTAATGAAGGACGAAGAATTGACCTGCTCATTAAAGAAATATTTCAACTTATCAGACGCTAAAAAGAAACACGTTATTGAATTGATAAACCTATTAAGTGAGGAATAATTATGTTTATAAAAGAATATGGATTTTGTGAATTGGTAAATAAAAATGTAACAATAGAAATTGACCAAGTTCCGTACAAGAACAATGAAGGAATTGTATACGCAAAAGGCAAGATACGTTGCGGTTATAGCGACACAACGTATCATTGCGAAAGAAACGATTGCCCTATATGGCGTGGTCTTGATTCTTAAATTTAATCTCAATCTCGCTCTCTCCGTCATTTCCTTCTAATCTTGTAACAAACGGAGAGTCTATTGACATATTGATGCAATTAAAATCAAGGTGAACAACCGGCATTTCCATAGCCTTCTTTTCAAATCGAACGCTACGAACACCATGAATCACATGACCGTCAATAAGAACTTCGCAAAAAATACTGTCTTCATTAATGGATCTGATTTCAAGTTTTGAATTTTTCATTTACAGAACTCCTTTACGATATTTGATACAATAATATAAATACAACGTAAGACCTTCCGGTCTTCAATCTTATCAATCAATTCTATTATCTTCTTTTTGTAATCCATTTGCAACCCCTCCTATTGATATACCCCATTATAGAACGCGTGTTCGGCATAGTCAATAACAACTTGGGGACAAAGCCAATGCCAAGCCTTGCCCCCACCAGAACTTGAAGTGTCCTTTCGGACAAGTCCATAGTATCACTACAATATGCATGATTTCAACATTTTTCGGTCGCAAATTTCGACAAGAAATGTCATTGCAGAGAAGCGGAAAGCTGTTTCTCAATCTCTTCTTGCACTTTTGCGCGCCAACGCATCGGCACTTCATCAATCGTCATTTTCTTATCTACCAAGATTCTGCGCACATAAAACTTAACCATATCCTACACCTCACTTTCTGCTGCAATGCTTGCCAGTTCTTCGATTGCTTCTGCGTTTGCTTCGTGCCCTGCTTTAAGTTCATCGATTGCTTTTTCCATTTCCGTCTTTGTTCTAAGTCTTACCGTTACGGTATATGTACCGTCTTCTGCGCCATCTTCTCCCACGTTCGGATTGTAAGAAAACCCATCGGATTTCAGATCGGTGTATTCTCCAGACGCTTCCCCGTTGTGGGTGAATGTCACTTTTGCAAGGTTGTCCCCGGAAAACGCTTTCGTGATGGTCTTGACGGCTTCGAAATTCTCTGCCTTGATCTGGATGTTTCCAAGGCTTGCTCCATCGGCAATTTCAAATTCTGTTTTGTTGGCTAAAATAATTTTGTCCATGATTTTTATTCCTTTCTATGTGTAAATTTATGGGTTACTAAACTTATTTAAACGGCAGTTTTAAAAGTTTTGCGCCACGACCAGGGCTTATATATGATGGTACAGTAAATAGTGCCACAATTATTTTCTACAAATATTCCAATGAGAATTGGGCTGGTATTGGCGTTAAAGGAGACGGAACACCAGTTCTTCGTATTGGGGTAAGTAATGCGGGCAAAGTAGAATATACATTCGGGAAAGATGGCTATATTTATACACCGTCAAGAAGAATATAAATTTAACTTACAGTTACTGTAAATACAGCGAAATGTCCGGTATATCTTTCCGTTATTCCATTATGGACAAGCAGCAAAATGCTAGGATATTTAAACACCGTAGAAGACCCTGGCAATTCGATTTCCGATGCGCTTTCTTGCACTCGGCATTTATTTATTGTTATCGTTTTGTTTCGCAGAGCATCCGATATTGGAGCGGCTACTGACATGCCTCCAAACCCCATCATAAATGCCCCAGGAATATCATATGTGCCATTTACTCCACGCAAAAAATCATTTAAACTGCCGTTTAAATCACTTAACTGTTTCGCCAGCGTGCCGTCTATATTCGGGTTAGCCTGCCGTGCGTCTAACGCATATCCGGCAACCGTGGTTGTCTGATTATTCACTACACTTGTTTTCGTGTCCGGTGGTGTTTGCCATGTGCCATCTTCTCTTAGATATTTACTCGTTCCTGCTGTAGTCGATGGTGCAGGAACAAGACCGGCTTTTGCGCCGGTTCCGGATTTTACAAAATTGGAATATGTTGTGTTATTATCAGCATTCCAGTCCATGCACAACCAAAATGTACCATCATAAGTAAATATATGGGTCGCATTATTATAGAAGAAATTTCCGCTTGCATAAGAAATAGCCGCCTTATTCCCGTTTCGAAAATATCCTATAGTTTTCGCCCCGGTGCCATTTACATTAAGTGTAAGGTTCCCGGTTGTTGGATTTGCTGTGCCCACCGTATCCGTAAATTTAACCGCAATGCTCGTACCGACTTGTAATACAAAGTTTGCCAATGTTGCAACTTTAGCCGCCGTAGCTCGACCGGTCGCGCAAGTAGCCAGCGGTTTTTTCAAAACCTCAATTGCTTTTTTGTCGGTTGCGGACATTAGACCGTTAGATGTGGTTGTCGCTGGTTTACTTGCTCCTGCGGATGGTCCGCTCATCCAATAGTCTTTTGTATCTGCTCCAGGTACTTTCCCTGCCGGAACATTCTTTTTCGCAATGTAAAGCGTGTTGTTATGCATTACTGCATCCAACCGTTTGTAAATCAAGGATGCGTCATAGTCATCCTTTGGTACAATTGCCACTCTTCCTGCTATAGCCATTCTAAGCCACCTCCCAGTTTAAATTTCCGTCATTATCAACGACAAAGTTATAAGCGGAATTGTCCGTGTAAATCAATTCTCCATCCTCATTCACATCAAATTCTGCCATTGTCAATTTCTTGTTAATCTCGTTTTCAATTCCCTGCGCCCGATCTGCGCTGTCCTTGGCATCTATGGCAGATTTTGCCGCCTTGGTTTCGGACTCTTTTGCGCTTTTGGCAGATGCTGCTGCCTTGGCAGATTCCACTTTAATATCTGCAAGATAATCCGGGCGCAGATGCTTTTCTTGAATACTTCCCTCTTTCACGATTGCGGACACCTTACCGTCACTGCTAATTTCAAATGCAATGGTATTGCTATCTATAAATTCATACTGCGTGATCAGAGCGGACAAATCAACATTCTGCGTTGTGCCATCGTCAAGCGTGATTACTAATTGCTGTTTCTGCGGATTGTACTTGAAGTTTACCGCCAACTTCTCCAACTTGGTATCAATGACCGCCCTAGAACCATTCATCTTAACGACCGTCAGCGTTCCGTTGGATTCATCCCACAGAATTTCTTTCACAAGTTCATTAGCCTTGGTCAAGTCAACTTTAGACGCATCCATAGCAACCACACGATCATCCAGATTGCCAATCGCCAAGTCCATCTTATTAAGATTGGATTCATTTACCGCTGTTTTTTCACTTGGAAAATTCTCCCAGTTGATACGACTATATATTTTCTGCATGGCTCACACTCCTTTCTAACGCTGATAATCTTTGTTCAAAATCACTACATCTGTTCTGCAGTTTCTGTATCATGGCAGTGTTAAGCGCAATAAACTCTTGGTAGCACAATGTATACATATCATTTGCGCCACCATTCTTCTCTAAGAATTTTCCCCATTCCTCATTAGATTCAAAATCTTTTTTAGATAATACTGCATGTTCAAGACCATAAAACTCTTCGTCAGATATGTTGCAATCCATCATTGCCTGTTCGACATCCTGTGCAACAAATCCAATGTGAATTTCCTTATCATTCTCTATAAAACGATATTTCATAGGCTGTAGAAGCATAAAGAATCTTTCAAATCGGTCATCCTCTAACAGCTTTTGGAAATCTTTTTTCTTTCTGCGATCAGATGTTGTTTTCCAACCGCCTGAAGAATACCCTCCAGCAAATGGATTTGGTGTAGTACCGCAATATATAGAGCTGGAATTTGGAATGAGATTTCCGTTTCCAGAAATTTGCACATGCTCATTTATTCCGATTCCTTGTAGATAATATGCAGTAGATGCTTTTATGCATTGTGTTGCACTTTCTGCTGTTCTTGCTGAACCTGCTTTTGTTGCATAGTCTGCTGTACTAGCATGATCTCCTAAGGCCACACCATCTTGGTCTGTTACTGATCCTGTGTCAACAAGAATGTTCTGAAGCATTGGCCTTCCTTTTCCGTCGAGTCCAATAATTGTAAGGTTGTCACCAAGTGCTGTCGTTAGGAAGTTGAGTGAATCAATGATTGTTACTCGTCCATTCCCATCAAGCTCGAAGTTATTACTTTGAATTATGAGCCTGTTTCCACGAAGCATAATCTGGTCTGCGCTGGCATTAATCATCGAAATAACTTGGTCGTTCTCGTCTCTGCCTAACTTCAATTCCAACGATGCGTCTAATTGCCCTTCCGCTTTTTGTGCACGATTGACTTCTGCGGTAATGCTATTTGCAGTCTGCTCAAACTTAGAGTTTGTTTGTTCCTCTAAATCTTCATACGTGGATTGAAGATGGTCTGCGTTCCTCTCTAACTTTCCGGTACGTCTTTCCACACTTTCAATCGTGTCTCTGATAGAATTAACCTTTGCGGAGTGCGTCTGCGTGCCCTGTGCGGAGATTGAATCTCTCTTGCTTTGCACTCCGGTTAGTGTTCTTTGCAATAGATACGTTTCAACAATCTCTCTTGTGGTATTGAACCGGATAGGTTCGCCAAGTGTCAGACATGGATTTCCGACACAAGTGCAACTTTTAATCGGTGTGTATTCTGCCTGTGCCATAATCGGCAATAGATTATTTGCAATCTGTTCAAGTTCCGCTCCGGTCTTATCTGATACAAGAAAGTTTCCTGTAATCGAATAGTTGTTCCCGGCAGTTCCAACAATAGCACCGGCATTATCTTCGCTTGTCTTGATTTCAAGCTGTGTGATTGCCTTACTTTGGAAGTCCTCATAATCAAACGTGATATAGTGTCCGGTCATGGACTCCGTGTTTGCATCAGACGGAAATAAATTGTCAGACGGAAATAAATCTTCTGCCGGATAAAGTGCGCTTGTGATTGCTTTCAGAAAGACATACTCAAACTTGCCCTCTCGGTTGATATTTCCAAAGCATCCATTGATCTCGCATATTGCCGTTACAACGGTTTTTCCGCTGATAGCGGTTTCTTCTGTGACTGCGCTAGAATCATCCGTCTGTGTGGCTACAATCGTCTTATTGACCGTCATGGAATCATTGACAAGGCTTGTTTCAACTTGCGCAATTCCAAGATGTGCAAAGAAGCTATCGCGGAACTGCTTAAGCGTCATTGGAAAGCTAAGTCCTGCATACCAAGCCTTTACATCCGTATTGATAATGTCGTACATCGCGTCATATGCCGTAATCTGCCGTTTTGTCCGGTCAGCCGTAGGAACATCGGATGCAACCTTAAAAACTCCGTATGGCATCGGATTTTGGCTATCTCCGTCAATCGTTTCTTCAATAGAGATTGTCTTTCCAATAATGTTTCCTGCGGTGTTTCGTGCTGTGAATTTTACGCAATTCGCTTCGCACGCTCCAAACTTTAATTCAGACTCCGAACAAAGACTTTCTTCAAGCGAAAACGTACCGATTTCAAGCATCGAATTGTCTATTTTCTGGTTCGTTCCAACAACAGATATGACCATCTGCTTATCTGTCGCGGAATCCCAATACTTTTCTTTCAAACTGCTATTTATCATATACACCACCTACAAACGAAAATTTGATTGCGTCATACTTAATCTTCCCATGTGCCACAGAATAGAACGTAGGCTGAATATCAGCGATATATCCGTACTGTGTGACATATCCGCGTTTCTCCGGCACGTACGCCGTGATATAGCCACCGCGCTCCTTTGCCTTGGTATAGTTCTTTTCAATGTTCTTCCAAAAATCATCAAACTGCTTTTCAGTCAGCATGGCTTTGGTTTCAAACTCGACCTTTAAAGCTTTCAGTTCCACGGCATCACGATGCTCATATCCGTTTTCATCCGTCCAAGGGTCTTTATCCTGCATGTTTACATAGGAACTAAACGTGTCCTGCTTTATTAAACTGTTCGGTATGGTATAATTGCCAAACTTTACTAAATATCCGCCATATCCCATCGTTTACCTCCTAAAAATGGGTATAAAAATAGCACCTACCATTTGGTAGATGCTATCCATTTGATTAAATTTTAAGCTACTACTGATTCCCATTCAGATTTCAGCTTTTCTACATCGTTTTCAAAAAGTTTGCAAGCGATTTCGTACAACTGCGGAATCATTCCCATTTCCCTGTCGATATAATCCATCTTGTTTCTTACTTTTGGTTTGAGTGTGCACCCTTCCATCCTTGATTTGAGGTTGCAGTGATATTTCCTTTCAAATTCTCCATAAAGCAACGAATAGCGTTCTTGATACTTTCCATCGGCACCGAAACGGACAATCTGCGTTATCCGCTGTCTCTTGGTCGCCAAGTCAATACCATCAACGAGTCCGATAATAACATCTTCTTTATGGATGATTTCTTTCTTCTGCCTTTTAATGGTTTCGTTCTGCTCTCTAACAGTTTTTAATGTCTGTGAAAATATCAGCTTAGTGTTTTCATCTGCATATGGCAGGTAAGTGGAAATAAATAATTCATCATTATTGACATATCCACCTGTTTTACGGATTGTAGGAAGAACCTCGGATGTTACCCACTTGCGAAACTTCTTGGCATTCGGCTTGTCGCTCCGAACGATAACTGCATATAAGCCGCTCTCTGTAATGAAATTTGATTCTCCTGCACGACCGCCTAGATTTAATCTAGTCAGTTCATCTTCATCAAGTCTTTTTGCTACGTCTGTGGCATTTTTAATTTCCAATGCCCTGCAAACATCAATAAGGCAAAACATCGGTTCATCATCGACCATGACCATTCTAATCTGTCCGAATATTGGATTTTCAAATACCTCAACGCTGTTTTGAATCTTAAGCATAAGTTGTGATTTTTTCATTCGTGTCTACCTCCATACATTTTTATTTGAATAAAAAAGAGGAAACCGCTTGTGAAATCACATTGGTTTCCTCTTTCGTACAGTATGGCGTTCGAGTAAGTAATCCGCTTCTTCACGGATAAGGTTGTTTCCTTAGTAATAAGGATAGACTATTTTTGATTTTGTGTCAATCTGATTTTGGAATTAAAATAAGCCGTGTTTCCACGGCTTATGCTTTTATTCTTCTGCCACTATTGAAAATTTTACTTTTGAATTTCCATAATAGCTTGTGCTATATTCTGTGTCAAAAACTTTCGTGTCCATAGGAACTTCAAAATATATCGAACCTTTAGTTTTTTTACCCGGACTAAGCGTTGTGTCAAATGTGCTGTCTATGTAATCAACAGCATAATCGTCTGCGTATGCCGAAAAATCATATCCAGAAATGTCTTGATCTTCATCTGATATATTCTCAAACTCGAAATCTAGTTTCATAAACGCATCTCCATCATCTGGACTTTGATACGCAACATCGTCCAATGTTAATTTTGCAGATGAAAATGTTATTATCAAGTCATTAGTCTCAACCGAATCACCTAATGTGAAGTAGTCATCGGATGAATCGGTCGATTCTTCCGTTTCATCATCCGATGCTTCCACATCTGGACTGCTTTCAACTTTTTCTGGTTGGTCTGAATCACTTTCATCAAATACAAGTGCCGCAAAAATAAAAATAATTATCGCAACTATTGAACAAGCAAGACCCGCAATTGCAGTTCCATGCCCTTTCCATTTTTGCGTAAGTGCAATTATTGCGCATACGAGACCGATTATTGCAGGGACTACACCTATCGCAACACATGCTAACAAAATTCCTGCTATTCCGCACACTAAAGACGCAATTCCCCATCCGCTTTGTTTCATAATCAAATTCCTCCCAAAAATCCTTTAACTCATTTTAGTAACCCAAAAGAATCTGTCACGTAGTAGTCGGAATCTTCCGAGTCCTCATTCCAGACAACTAGGGATAGTTGTATGTTGTCAATATTCTTTATTTGTAAACTCACAATGTTATCATCCATTGTCCACCACGTTACATAGGCTTTTTTATGTGGAGATAGATCTTGATATAACGTTCCTTCTACCATAGCATCATTTACTGATGATGTGTCAGAATTAACCGTAATATTATTGTCTGTAATATTTTCGATTGTCAAGCAAGCTATAAGTTCGTCCGGGTATGTTCCCTTCTTTAGCCCTGTAAAGTAAACCCTAATGCTCGAATCTTCGTATGCAAGTCTGTTGATTTTCTCTTTCACGGTTACTTTGCAAGAAATCACTTTCTTTCCGACTTTAGCTTTGATCGTTGCCGTTCCGGATGATACTGCTGTAACAATTCCGCTTTTACCTACCTTTGCAATGCTTGGTTCGGTTGAACTCCATTTAACTCTTGCTTTTGTTCCGGTAACTTTCAATTTCTGTGTTTTCCCAACATCAAGCGAAATTGCTTTCTTGTTTAATTTGATAGTTGCCGCCTGCGCAACAATCTGTTTCCCATATGCATTTTGGATTGGCATAGCCGAAATCAAAACGGCAAACGCTAACCCCATTGCTACCAATATTCTTTTTGTTCGCTTCATAATAACGCCCCTTTCCCTTGTGATACATTGACTATACCACAAGGGAATCAGAATGTCTATGTTTATACCGGAAATGGTGATATTCCGGTGCGATTAAAATACTCTTGTGCGCTTTGGCGTGTGCTATCAAAGATAACTTTTCCGTCAAGTGAAATCTGAATCGGTCGATTATTTCCTCCGCCCATTTTCACAAGTGGCTGGATAACTTCCTTTACAGCCTGTGCAACTCCGTAAGAAACAGACGATACAATCTGGTCGTTATTCATAACTGCCGTATGACCGCCAAGCGTACCGACAAGTTCCGGTCCTGCTTCTCTTGCAACGAACATCTGTCCCATGTTTGGCAATCCACCGACTGCGTATTTCTTAACCGGTTTCCAACTTCCGCCGGAGAATACACCGCCATCAGCTTTCTTTGTACTCTTTCCTGTAAGTCTAGCCGTAAAGTCTAACACTGCATTTTTAATTCTATTCACAAAAGAGGTTATGAGCGCAGTGAATCCACCAAGTCTTTTGTTTGCAGGCTTTATATTATCAGTTACCCTCGTCAGAGTGCCTGTAAAGTGATTTAATGTCTTATCACTTCTTTTAATCTTGTCCTTATTCGCAATAAGTTCCGCAGTGTAATTGCTTATCCTTTTGTATTTATCTGGTATTTTATCTTTGTTTCCTGTTAAACTAGCCGTGTAATTTGCCAGTGTTTTATCACTTGACTTTATCTTGTCCTTATTTTTGGATATATTTGCAAGATAATTGTTTAAAGATTTATTCTTGGTTGGAATAACATCTTTGTTTTTCGATAAATTTGCTGTAAAATTCTTTAACGATTTATCGCTTAGTTTTATTCCGTCCTTCCCCTTTTCTAATCCTGCCGTAAATCCTTTTAGTTTTTTGTTTTTAATTTTGTCATCAGCAGATATTATTTCTGCTTTTAGCTTTATTTTCTGCGGCTTTGATTTTGCATACTCGCTTACCACAGAAGAAATTCCGGAAATTGGACGGTTGGATACAACTTTTTTCTTATTTTCCGCTCTTACCCTTGCATTTCTTTTTTGCGTATTTGCAAACCTGCGCGCTTCATCCGGCATCCCCGCTGTTGATTTCTTTTCTGCTTCTTTTTTTTCTTTTTGTTTTCTATACCAATCCGTATTCTCAGCCAATCTTTTTTTGGACTCATCATCTGAAGGATAAGCATTTTTTTTGACCTTATTTTTTTCTTGGCTTTTTGGAACTTTAAGCGTTTTCTTTTTTCCATCCCATCCGGTTACTGTAACCTTTTTCCCAAGCATCAAGTCAACTTTTTTCTTAAAGTCCTTTATTGTTTTTTTCATTTTATCGCTTTTTTCAACAAAAAACTTTCCAAGCGAAATTCCAACTGAAACCGTTACTCCGGCAAGCGCAAAATACGGATTTCCGCCCGACATATAAAATGCCGCTCCACCAGCCGCCAATGCTTCTACAACGGAGGATGTAAAATCTGTCTTTTTTTCAGACAATTGAAAACCTATAGTTGCAATAAACGCTGCCAATCCAAGACCATTGAGTTTGAAAGTCTTTCCACCTTTTCCGCCTTTTCCTCCGCTCGTAAACCCAAGTATGGAACAAAGCGCAGATGAAACTATAGGCGCAAGTTTTCCACCAGAAAACATGAGAATTGTAGCCAAACTCTTTGGTGTTAAATTTGTTAGGAATGTTTTTAATCCATTGAAAATATCTTTCCAACTCAAATCATCAAAGAATCCTCGGACAAACTTCCAAAAACCATCAACCCATCCGTTGATAGCTTCTGCGCACTGTTTCCACTTGAATTTCTTGAAAAAACGATTAAATCCATGCGCCACATTCTTGCCAAATGTTTCAAACTTAAATTTATCCGTAAATCCCTTTGATGCAAATATTGCAGTATTCAACGCTCCTGCAATCACATCTGCGGTTGCAGTAAATACGCTATTTCCCTTTTTATCTTCTGAAAACAAACCATTAAGAAACTCTGCGAGTCCTGTTCCAAATCCGGACGCTTTAGCATATATTTTATCCCATTCAATGCCACCAACGGCTTTTACAAGGGCTTTTCTTATTTCAATTCCAAGTCCTTCAAGGTCTTTTATGTTGCTTACGAAATCCTTGTAAATAGTGTCGGTCTTAACCAATTTTCCGGTGCCGCCACCAGCACCTGAACCAGATCCAGAACCAGAACCTTTATTCCCCGAACCGGAACCCTTGTCTTTACTCTGTTTTGAAATAACCTTTAATTCATCAAATGCACGAGTTGCCTGTTGGATTTCCTTTTTTGCTTTCTTGGCATTCTTTGCGATACCGCCTGTGTTTTTCCCTGCGCTTCCTGCGGCATTACTTAAATCGTCCATGCCGTCAGATGCGCTTCCAATATCATCAGCAAGACCGCTGATCCCTGCTCCTTTGCTTGCTTCATATCTCCATCCGAAGATAGAACCTAAAGCATTTGTTACCATCTCTGCAAAAGCAATAACCTTTTGCAGAACTGCGTTAAGCACCTTGATAAACGGCTTAAATGCATTGATTAAACCACCACCAACAACCGCTCCAAGTGCTTTGAAATTCTCTTTAAGCATGGTTATTTGGTTATGCCAACTATCTTGCGTCCTCTTGAAGTCCCCTTGCGCCGCCGCTGTATTAGCCATGACATATTGATACCTCAACATAGCCTTTTCAGCTTGTGTCATGGTTTTAAAGTTAGCTTCAATTCCTTGATTAAGCGCCCATTCCTTAAGTGTTGCTTGGGTTAAATCTAAGCCGTAGGTACGCAATGGACGAGTCTGTCCGGTGAAGATAGATTCCAAGTCCTCAGCTACGTCTGATTGTGCCACATCATAGAACGATGCCATGTCTGCGGTCAGCTTCGTAAGATTGATTGACATATCCGTCATTTTTCCTTGCGAGAATCCCATTGCAACGCCCATTGCTTGAAATCTGCTTGCAAACTGTTTTACAGATAACTCGGACATACCAAATTTTTCAATTGATGTTTTTGCGAAATTGTTAATTAGGCTTTCATACTGCCCGAATGTCTGCCTTACAACGTTCTCAACCTCTGTCAGTGAGGATGATATATCAATAGCATCTCCAAGTAGCCTAAATCCTCGGAATAGAGTCCAATACGTTGCATACACTTTTCCGATTGCAGACGCAAGAGAGAAAGACTTCTTGGTAACCGCAGAAGCACCGGAACTAAATCCGCTAAATGAGCTTGTGATACTTTTTGCCGCTGTTCCTGCCGCTCCACCAGTACGTGATAATTTTGCCAATGCATTTGTCATGTCAATAATATTCCGGCTTACACTAGGGGCTTTCGACAGTTCAGACATAAGCTGTCGCATTGCCGTGGCAAGTTTCGGTATATTTTCAATCGCCTTGGTGGAACTTTGGTAGCCAAGCTGTTTGATTGCAGATGCAAGTTCGGTCAGACCCTTAACAGATGCTGACATTCCAGAAATCCCTTTTACCGCGTTGGAAATCTGACGCATAGAACCAGCCGCAGCATTAATCTGCTTGCTGTTGATAGAGCCTAATTTGCTCACATTTCTTGCCACTGCAGAAAAAGTCCGTGTGTCAATTCCACGCATTGCCGTCATTGCCCCTGCAAGTCGGTTTACCCCTGTGGAAAGACTATTCAGATTTCCGGTACTAAGTCCAGAAAGCGCGGAAGATAATCTCCCAAGTCTTGTCACAAGCGCATCTATCTGGCCGCTTGCCTGTTGTGCCTGTGCTTGGATTTTTATTTCAAGAGACTCTAATTCCATTTATCCACCAACTTTCTACATAAGAAAAAGACGGTAAGATTTGACCCTTACCGCCCTTGAATTACTTTTTCAGTTTTCCCTTTTTCAGAAGAGAAAGCATTTTTGAATTTTCCTCTGACGTAAACTTAAAATTGGAAAATCCGTTCTTTTTTGCGATTTCCGCACGATGTTCTTTCGATACATCATCTTCCCCAACCGCTTTTAACGCTTCAACGATTGAACCGGAATTTCCGGTATACTTCGGATAATACTTTGTTTTGCATTTTCTTGCGCCTTTTACAACAATAACTGTGTGACCTTTTATGCGTGTCACAAGAATATCTCCGTTGCGAAGAATAAACCCGGCATGATAAGAACCCATATCATCAAACAAACCGGATTTCAAAATTACCGGTCGTTCATTGGATGTATTGAAATCTCCCACATCCTTACCGGATGCATAGATAATACAGGCACGTACAAGAGAAGAACAATCGCATTCCGTCTTGACTTTTGTGTTGATTCCATGCTTAATGACTCCGTAGCGTTCCGATTGGTCATAGCCGATATTTTTGTTATCAGATGCAATCTTCATAGCTTCGGCTAACTTCTCCGCAACCCTATCGTCCTTCGCTCTTAGCACGTACCATCCCTTAGAATGGTTGTAAAACTTCTGCGTAGACACTTCCTGTCCGGTCTGGTCTCCAGCTTTTCCACCAGAATAGCAATTTCCGTGTTCATCATGCCTAGCACTTCCGATAATTACTGCCATAGCAATACCTCTTTTCTTAAACTATCTTTGGTTTTGGTAAATGTGATTGTCTTGATTTAGCCGCCCATTCTTCTTCTGCCTTAAGCATTTCTCGTATCTCTGCATCTGGATCGTCCGTATTCTGCTTTTCAATGGAATCATAGCAAGTTTCTTTCACGTACTTACTATTACCCTTTCCGAATGTCGCGTCTATTGCGGTCACAAGTGCTGACGTTGCATATCTGCCGAACCACATATACATTTCCATGTCGCGTTGCTTCCATTCTGCCTTATATGCATCCACATAAGGCTTAAGCAACTCTGGATTCATCATATCTATATCATCAACTGAAAATCCGTATCCTTTTGTTACCACAAGGTAAAACGGACGGATTTCCGCAACGTAATATTCCCATGTTAATTCTTGTTGGCTGTCTTGGATGGAGTTTTCTTCGCCGGGGTTCGATTCTTTTTCTCCGTCTCCATCATTTGCGCTAAAAAACTGTTTGACTCCAGCTCGGACTCTAACTCATTAAACAATTCAAGGCAGTTGATTTCGCCATTGTCAATCTTTTCAGAAAGCATATCAAGCACCTTCTGGAACTGCTCGTCATATCCTTCCCCTGTTTCGTAGTCATATCCAAACTCGTCCTTATGGCTTACTTGCAGTCCTACAAGAAGCATCTTAGGAAGTGTTTCAAGTAACAGTTTCTCTACAGACTCTAAGCTTCCGTCCTGCTCACTTACCGACTCTGATACATCTTTGATAAGATGTGACTTTAATGTTGGCTTAAAACCAAATTTGATTGAATATTCGCTATTTCCTAACTTTGCTTTCATGTTTTACCTTGCCTTTCTGCCCTATATTGGCAAGGGGCAGTGTTGCCACCGCCCCATTGTTGCTTATCTCATTGCTTCAAGTTCTGCTATCGACCGTTCATCCTCGCCTACCGGTGCGGTCGATTGCTCGTCCGATAGGCTTTTTACCCCACCACTGTTACGGTGAATGTTCCATCGTTGTTATCAACGACAGTCAGCTTATCTGTAACAAGCTCTGATGCTGTACTTGGAATAACTGTTACCGTCATTTCAAGGATTTCATCGTTTCCACCTACATCGTTAGGTGTGGCTGTTGCGGTTCCTACATATGCGTACTTCGCTACACCACCAATGCCGTCCGTTCCATACAGATGAATAATATCAAGTTTTTTATCTCCATATCCATCCACCTTTGAAAGATATTCTTTTTCAAGGTTTCCTGTGATTTCTCTTGAATCAGAAGTCTTAATTCCTTTTTCAAAAGTCTGCTGGTCATCTTCCATTGTTGTTGACTCAACAGTGTTTGGCGGTGATGCAGGGCTTGGAACTGACTTAGCCGCAACCAAAAGATTATATGTTCCTGCAAAGTCAGCCTGTTTTTCCGTGTGCTCTTTTACAATGACACGTGTTCTATAGCTTGTTGATGCCATATTTTCTACTTCCTTTCTGCTTATAGCTGATCTAAATGCTCAACGTTTCCAATTACGCGAGTTGCGCGGAATGTAGCCGTTCGCACTTGCTTGGAAATTGTTGAGATTACATTTGATACTTCAAAACTTTGTTGTTTAAAAAAAGACACCGCATATGCTGCGATGTCCTTAGTTGCTTTCCTTGAACCTTTGTTTGTAATTGTGATCTGAAATGTTGGGCGAATTGCATTGATTGTCTTTGCTTCATTCGTTCGCCCGGCTTCTGTGCCACCGATTTGTCTGACTAAAAGTGTCGGGAATGTTGCGGTACCGCCCGATTCTTCATCTTGCGTCACTTTAATTCCTCTTACCTTGCTTTCCATGTATGATTTCAAAAGGGAACATAAGGTATCTTCAAAATCAAGTGCCCAACTGTTTAACTCATTTTCCACCGAATACCTCCCTTGCAATCTTTACATACTGTTGAATAATCTGTTGTTCCGCATTGTACATAGGCATTGTGGCTTTGATACCGTGGGTATAACGCCATGTTTCGGTCTTATCGTCCCAATAGTACCAACCATCTTCAAAAGCGTGTATTTGCCCCGGATATGTGCCGACACCGAATCCAAGTTCCGGTGCTTTTGGGTTCTCTTTGGAGTTATAAAAAATACCGGCTCCAAACTCTACCGCCAACAAAGTATAGAACGGTTCTCTATCTTCTGACGTTACCGTTTTTCCGGTTGCAATCAAAATTGCGTTTGATGTCATTAGCTGCGGTGCTTTATCAACCCTTACCGTTATCGTGTTCCCTAATGGTGATTCCGATATGTGTTGTATTGCCACCGTCTGACCTATCTGTGCAAGCCTAGAAACAAGTAAATCGCATTTAGCCTGTAAACTATCGCGGTACTGTTCTAATTTCTTTATAGCGTCTTGTATGGACTTAGTGGATAGTGTCATTGAAATAGGTTTCTTTTTCATACAATCACCTACTTAATATTCTTTCGAAGAAGAAATAAATCCGTGGTCAGCCCTTCATCAGCAACGCCTTTTACGATGTAATCTGCGGTTTCTGAATCCACTAATCCATCATCAGTGCGCTTCACTTCCGAACGTTTCCACACCACATCGCCGGCTTTCAGTGGTAAATATCCTTTATCCGTGACAAGCTGACAGTATGATGTACTATCATCAATTCCAAATTCTTTCACAAGGGCTTCTGACAACTTATTGCTGATATTGGCTTGGAATGTCGTAGGTTCTGAAAACCCTTCAACTTCCTCGCCTTTTGGAATCTTGTTGCCTTCGGAATCTAAATAAGGTACAAAGTTCCCATCGGAATCCTTGTACCCTTCATAGACAATATCTCCATTTTCGTCAGTTTGTGGGATGAATACCCTCTGACCGGATTGCGAATACTTCATAGCCTGCTTATTAATATCAAGCATTTACTTCACATCCTTGCCAAAACGCTTCCATAAATCGGATAATTTCTCCCAACCAAACATTGCAACAAACGCAACGATAAAGCCTGCCATAATAGCCGCAAGTATCATATACCACAGTATCGTCATATGAATGTACTGCATATATGCGATAAACGCCGTAACTGTGATACCGATAGATAAAACGAACACAATTATGTCCGTAGGTACTTTATTGAATATGCTTATATTCTTGATTACCTGTGTAATTACAGATACAAGAAAAGCAATAGCTCCGATAATTGCTAATATAAGTGTCATATTTGCAATTAATGTCTGAATAATATCCATTATCTACACCTCCTTGTCATCATTAAGTCTTGTCTCTATGCCATCAATTCTGTGATGCGCCGACTTAACACTTTCTTCAACTTTAATTATCCTACTATCGTGAGAATTAAGCTCTTTCCGCATTTCTGTGACTTCGTTCTTAATCTCCGTTGTATTGTTGGATATTGCGTCAAGTTTCATATTTATTCGCGTGTTCTCTTTCACACGTTCTTCAAGTTCTACTCTGTCACTTCGTTTATCATTCTTAGAGTTGAATGATAAACTGAAAAATCCGAAAAAGACGGAAAAAGCAACTGAAATTATGCTTATAATTACTGCTATTGGCATTGATATACCGCCTTTCTAAATTAATAGGCACACCGCCCACCACCCTTAATGTGTGCCGCCTGCTAACATATTGCTGACATCAGCAAAATGCTAACGCACAATCTTCTTTAATTACATTGCTTTTACAAACGGAAACACTCCAACAAAAAGGCTTTCACGGTCTTTCCATGTCCGGCTCACACCGTTTTCTGAGAAACTTGCCATGTACGCTTCTCCTGCCTGCGACCGGTCGTACACTGCCAAATTGACCATAATGTTTTCATAGTTCTTAACATCACTGTCAATCTGGTCTTGCGTGTATGTGTCCGGATAGTTCCGTCTGCCGATAATCTCTTTTCTTGCCTGCTCTAAAAGCTGTTCAATCAAAGGGTTATCTTCCTTTTTATCAAACACAACTTTATCGGACTTTTCCCCGGTCGCTTCATCCTCTGCCTCTTCTATATGAAATTGTTTTAAGCGAATCTTTACCTGTTCGACAAGCGTGTATGACATAAGCGATCTCCTACAGATTAAATTTTGCAATCAGAATTTCTTTCAGTTCCGCACCGCTTGTTGCTTGTGCATTTTCAATTCCCTGCTCCGCGGCAAGTTTTTGCAAGTCTGCGGTACTCATTCTGTTGATTTCGGTCTTTGTATACCCAACGGAAGATACCGGAGGATTACTATCCGGTACCTCTTCTCCTGCGTTATACCACTTACCATTATGAATCACTATATATGGATATTTCATAGTTGCACCCCCTACTCTTCGCTATGAACCTCATATACGAATGTACTATCCATATTCTCATATGATGGAAGAACAACCTCGGAAGCAAATGTTGACATTTTCATAGGTGGTCCATACTCTGTCTTTGTAGCGACTGTAATACCTACACCATATGTTGTTACATCTACATCAGCTACCTGTCTCGCAGTTCTTTCTTCCGGTGTGGTGCCAAACCAAGTGCTGCCAAGGCTGCCTTCTGGAAGAAGTGTAACCTTGTTATCCGGGTAGAAGTACTGCTCTTTGCCATCATCATCAATGTACATCTTATCGTAAAGTACGATAGTGAGCTTTGCTCTCTTCTGCACTACTGAAATAACAGTATCATCGTCAACCTCAATAGTTGCCGTAAGGTTCTGTGCAAGGATTGAGTTTCTTATCTGTGCATTATCAAACAGATATTGGAATGTATTGCTGTTCATAAGTGCATATCTAGCAATCTTACCCTGCTTCTGCAACTTCTTTCTTGCGTTGTTAAGGTCTGTAAGTGGCTTTGAATTAGCTGTATCGCTCCACATACTTGTGCCGGATAACTTTGCGTAATGGTCTTTTGCGTATGAGCCATCCTTGTCATAATCGTAAGCATACTGAACACCATCGCTCACAATAGCAATTACCGGATGACCTGCATTTGTAGAAAGAAGTGACATTCTCATACGCTCCGGTACAACTTCTGCACCGCTTACAAGGTTATTTGTATCGTCATACACACTTGATAAAGCACTTGCAAGGTATGGGTCGTCAGCAGACTGAATACGCTCAATTTCAAGCATTTCCTCTTCGCCTACTGTCATTCCCTCACGGAAAAATGCCATTTGCGTTTTTTCCTTGCTTAATCCGCCTCTAGCTCTAAGAGTTGGAATTGTGTCAAAGTTGGATGGTGCAAGTGATACTGGAAGTCCTTTATGTGTTTTAATCCAACTTAAATCAAGTCCCTGCTTCTTTCTTTCAGGAAACCACTGTAAACCAAGATAAGGTATCTGATTACTAGCGTTTTCTGTTGCCGATAATGCAATAGACTTACTGTCTAATACTTCATTAATTAACATCTGTTTACCTCCTGTTATTATTCAAATACAATCATTGGAAGAGCTGTCTCAACCGCTGCGTCATATGTAACGCCAGAATGTGCTTCTGCTACCTTTGTATTAAGATATGCTTTTTTAAGCAATACTCCCTGTGGTCTGTCCTCTGTTACATCGAACCTTAAAATGCCTACTACTGTGGCTGTATTGTCAGCCTTTCCGGTTGCTCCGATTGGTGTACCTGCCTTGACAATTCTCTTGCCCTGTGCGTTTTTAGTTGTCACGCCGTCAAAATCAAGTGTTAATGGGATTGCTTCGTTAGGCTCTCTCTTTAAAATTTGAACATCTCCTGCGTATGAAGTCTTTTCATACTGCATATTCATTTCCTTTGCCATTTCTTACCTCCTGTTATTACTGAATGTAATGTGATAAAACGTCATTGTTCTTAGGTGCGTTAGATATAAGGCTTTCTGCTATCTTTTCAGCGTTTGTCTTATTGTCTGCACCGCTTTTATTACTGCCGCCACCCGGAATATCCTGATGTTTTGCAATCTCCTGTTCCTTAGCCTGTGCCGCAGCTGTTTCTTTTTCGGACATAATCTTGCCAAGTTCGGTGTAATCAAGACTTCCATCATCTTTAACAACCGTCTTTGCCTGTTCAGCAGTAATCTTAAAATTAGTCATAGCTGCTTCCCTCTGGTCTCTGATAGCGTTAGATTTCTGTAAATCTGCTATCTGCTGATTAGCTGTATCTAATGCCTTATTTGCCTTTTCAAGCTCCGACATATTACCAGCCTGTATTTCATCAAGCTGCTTCTGTAAGCCATCTGCTGTGTCAGCCTTAGCCTTGTACTGCTTTGCCTTGTTTTTCTCGGTAGCAACTTCTGAATTGTTCTGATTAAGAAGATTTGTAATCTGTTCATCTGTTGCTTCTGGAAAAAGTTTTAATACATCTTCTCTTGTCATAATTACCTCCGTTAAACACACGCTTTTGTTACCGCAGGTCGCTCCTGCTGTGTTCTTCTGCTATTTACCGCATAGCTGCAAAATGTATAAAATAAAAGCAGCTACCGATTATTCGATAACCGCCTTATTTTGCTGATTATTATTAAGTTGATTAACTATCTCTTGTGCTTTTTGTTCTTGTGCTTCCACATCATCAATAGTCTTGTATATATTATCAAGATATGGTTTTGATAAAAGGAATGTCTTTTCTGCATCTCCCCATAAACCAACTGTCTTAATTGCTATAAGTGGATGTATGCCACTTTGAAGCAACACTGTAAGTGTCTGTGATTTAGTGTACATATTGTCCTGCGGACTGTGATTTATTTGTACATCAAAATCTCTAACCGATAGTTTTAAGTCTTCTCCTGCAAGTCTTAGAATATTAAGAATTACTACCGCTAACCGCTTTTCGCACGATTTAACAATAGGGTCTTTCAGTTTTGCTCTTGTCTTAGAGAAATCCCATCCGTTTCTTAACTCGACCGCTCCTTGCGTATCTCCGCCTGTGTTGCCCTGTTTGTTTGGTATAGCCAATATAGATAATGTGTTATCCCACAAATCTTCTTTAGCAACTTGACATTGTGTCTGATTAAGCTCTTGTGTCATAATTTCGACATCCGACTTATTGTCCTTATTGATGGACTTAACTGTAAGAGCGTGGTTCATTTTCATTTTTGCAAATGTTTCTTCATCAACTTCGCAATTTACAAACTTAACCCAGTATTCAACAAATTGCTGTATACTATCCATTCTGTTAGACTGCATATTGTTAATAGCATCAAGCATGCCTACAACAAGCTCAATATCGGATATTCTTTCGTGATTATTAGGAAACTCAACGATAGGGATTTCACCATATGTATGTAGTTTTGCTTCAACTACTTTGCTGTCAACAATTCTAAAAGACATAGTGTCGGAAAATGCCATCTTATACCAGTTTTCATCCTCATCTTTAAGTTCTTGCACAACAAGCATAGGTTCTTCTGTGCTTTCATTGTAAACAACGTAAGTATTCATTGGTGTAGGTGCTACAATTCTAAACGGCACATCACCATTTTTAGGTTGAACCGCCTTAAAGGATGTTCCTGTTGCCGATTGCCATTCTCCAGCCTTAATGTCTTTTTCTTGTTTATTGGCATCTGCCATAAAATCATTAAGCGCATCGACAGCTTTATTGATAGTTTCATCATCTTTGCGGCTTATAAACTGAATCGGTTCGCCATATGTCTGTCCTACTTTGAATTGAACAATTTCATATGCGTGGTTTTCTACAATCTTATTTGTAATATCCTCGTTAGTTAGCTTATGTCTATATAATATTGGTTGGTCGCCTTTGTAATAATCCCACAGATACTTAATAACGGGCTTATTCCAGTTGAATATTCCAATTGTACTTCCAATAACCTTAACAACATTGTTAGCAGTTATTGTATCTACATTCGTGTATGCAATTTTTCTACCATAACAGCCTCTGACAAGGTCATGAAAATACTGTGTATTCATATAAATAAAACTCCACTACTGCAAGCGCGTTTTGGTATCGGCTTTGTTTCAATTTTGCCTGTTGCCACGCGATAAATCACAATATGATTGCATTTTTTACATTTACACGGATGATCTATCGTAGATCTCCCATCATAATGTCCGGCAATTCTTCCGCAATCCGGGCAATATATAGTTACTTTTTTCATAGCAACCTCTTTCTTGTAAATAAAAAACACCGCCATTTCCGGCAGTGCCTTTTACGGGTTATATGCTTTTGGGGGTTGTAGGAATTTGTTTTTCTACTCTTTTAGTATATCATGCAAGTTTTAGGAAATGTTGTGAAAGAGTGTGAACTATTGTGTACTTTTATGCACTTTTTTCAGAATAAAGCTGTCCATAACGTCTTTCAAACTCCTGCAATGCTCTTTTTCTAAGTTTCATAATGTTCCTGTAGGAATATTTCATTTCAACAGAAATCAGGTTCCAATCTTTTCCATTGACATAATGTGATGAAAGCACGATATATACATCTGTATTATCCATACTGTCAATTTGCGATATGATAATCCGTCTTTTATCAACCAATTCATCTACAAGTGTCTGAACCTCATTCTGCAAATCAACAATCTTCGATACCGCGCTCCCCATTTTGTCGGGATTACCGGATGATTGCACATCTACCTCTTTCGGAGATATAGATATAGAAGTTGCCATATCGGATAGCCTTTTGATTTCTTCCAGCTTATTTGCAATCGCATGGTCAATTCTGCTTATCTGTGAAAGATATTTGTCTGTTGTCATATCCTAATACCTCCTAAATGGGTTTACTGCCGCTTCTACCTTTGCGGTATTGTTTGGGTTTTCTATAAACATTTCAAGCTGGGTTAAACCGTCTGCCGCATCGTCATGTTCATTACCGCCAATACTTACAAACATAGAAAGTTCATCCATAGCCGCTTGATATTCGTCATTTCTGTAATATCTTGTTACTCCAAGATCTGAATCTTTCTTCATTTGTTCCTGCGTCGGTCGGTGCGTATCAAGAAATATGAATTTTCTCTTAACATCACCTGAATACGCTATGATCTTTGATAATTTTTCAACCTTGTTTGGTGCTTTTCTACTTGTGCATGAGCATTTATAGTCCTGTTCCTGCAACTTTTCATCTACATATTGGCAATACAGATCTCCTCCGGTATTTCCCTCAAATCTTGTCTGCCGAATCTCGTTTCCAATAATTCGCCCGACAACAAGAGGAATGGTTACCTCTTTCGTACCTTTGTTAAATACCCAATCGTAAATATAAACATCACCGTTTTCATATTCTGCCCCTATCGGCATTGACAAACTATCGCCGCCGCCCCAGGCAACATCCACGACTCCGATGCGCCGGAAATCTCCATCCGGTAGGATTCCGTTAAATAATCTTAAATCTGTATAAAGCAATCCCTCACGGACATATGGTTGCTGCATAAACTTAGCCATCCATTCGGCATTGTCAAGCTTATCGCGCATATCCCTGTAGTATTCCGTGGAAAATCCGTTGATTTCATACGCAAAATTGCTTTCGTCATTTTCATTAAGTGCCGGAATCTTACGGAATCGGTATTGCGGATCATGCTCATATTGCTTTCTCATACGCTCCAATGGATCTAAAACATTCCAAAGAGTACCGACCATCAATTCCCTTGCACCGTCATTTTTACGGTCAACCATCTTGTTTAGGTACTCTTGGTATGTGTTTTCCATTCGAGTAGGACTTAATGAATGCTCTCGATCACGAACCAAGTCATCGACATATAAATATCCGTCTTTCGAAACATCGACCGCTCCTGTCCATGTTCCGTCAATACCACGGCACGTTACGGTTGCGAATCTGTCCGGATCTCCAAGTGTAATCGTAAATTCATCAGCACTCTTGTCTGTCGGAATTGATGCGTTTGCGTATTCCGGATGCCAATAAGCAAAAAGTTCCGCAAACGTATATTCTTCCGTGGTAAAAAGATTCATCAGTTCTTTGTAAAATCCTTTTGCCAAAATACCGGAGTGACCACCCATAGCACTATGACTGTTCGGTCTGCGCAATGCCACCCACGCAAGGAAGAAAATACAGATAGTCGATTTACCTACACGCGATGGCATTGATAATCCGTAAAATTTAATCTTCCGGTTTTCCAAATCTTCAAGATCTTGGGCAACTATATTCAGCGTCTTGCGGCGTGGATAATAAAACCGTTTACTCCAATTCCTTTTTCGCTCCATAAAGTAGATGAAGCTCTCAAAACGATAAAAGCTCTCTAACCGCAAGACTTCATAGAACTGATCCACAAGTTTGTATCCGCCTTTAATGTCGTGATTCTGCGCATATCGTTCAAGTTCCCATATGCTACCGCCCGCATTTTTCTGCGTAAATTCATTGATTAAAGCCTTTGTTCTTTCGGTTATAGTCAATCCGTAGTCAACGTCTTTTTCCGTCCGAATTGCCACATTGCACGCTTTCAAAAGGGCATCTATTACTTGTTCATCAACGCCTTTTCTCTGTATGTAATTTTCATATCCATTTACTGCACTGATTAACTGCTTTGAAGCCAAATAAAAAGCACCTCCGCAAAAGCAGAAGTGCCTTGACCTCTGCCTATAATTTTTCTAGGTTAGCGACTACAATCAATCTGTAGCCGGTAATATCGTTCTAGCTGTAATATACTGTTTTGTGGCACAACGGACATTCACATTTGTAGTTGTCACCTTCTATTTGATTTCCGCAATATTGATATTCAGTCTTTTCCGCTTCAAAAACGGTTTTACACTTCTTGCACTCAAACTGTAAAGGCTTTCTTTCGTACCTAAGGCTGCCTTCTTTGATTATTTTCATTTCCAA